GGATTACTCCGGTTGGTTGACGATGGAATAATTCTATCCCAATGGGTTAGCATGTCAACATGCATCCACAATTCCCAAGTGTCCCAATGGGTTATTAATTGTGGTTCGATGGTTCTTTGGTGCTATGGGTGCTGTGACACAGTGACTGCCGACCTACATGAGCAAATTCGGAAAAAACATGAAATTCCGGTTTTACTTCGCCAGCCGCGAAGTCACTGTGTCCCGTTTCGCGCACCCATGAAACAAACCCATTGGTGCATTTAATCCGCGTCACAGTGTCACATACCCAATGGGGTCAATGTGACACTGTGACATGCCCAATGGGTTAATCCTAGACCCATTGGACACGTGTCCATTGGGTTTCAGTTGACCCAATGGGGCGATGTGACAGTGAGATGGTGCGGTTCAGGTGGCGCAGGGATCGAGCTGCAGGGCTGCGCGGGTGGCGCGGGGTCGGCGCCATGGTGCGGGGTCACCAGTGGCCGGCGGCGCTGGGTCCAGGGGGGCGGGGGGCCCCCAGGCCGGCGGCGCGGTGTCGAGGGTGACCCCCAGCACCCCGTGAATCCAAATTCAAATGAAAACCCATTGGGAACCATTTAATCTGGAAACTTGTTCACAGGTTATCCACATCCTCTGGAAAAATTTTGAAAATTTTGCGCCACGAGAACCTGTGATACATTGACGCGCATGAACGCCCTGCCCCAGTGGCTCACACCAGCGCCACACCTCAGTGCCAACTCGAACGCTCCCGCACCCGAGGACGAGCAGGACCTCGACCCTGAGAATCCGGATGCGATCAAACGCGCCATCATCCTGCGTCGGGAGAACGCCCTGATGCGGCGCCAGTTCGAGGAGCAGACCTTCGCCGCGGTGTTCGACGACATCCTGGAGCACATAGCATCGGGCCAGCCCCTGACTGCCTTCGTCGAGATGCGCCCGCTTGCCTTCGACTACCAGCGGTGCCTCTCGTGGATCATGCGCGACGAGACCCGCAAGAACAGGTACTACGAGGCGCAGGAGATCGGTGCCGAGATCGTGAGCCACCAGATCCTCGGGATCGCCGATGCGAGTGATTCATTGGAGGATGTCGCACGGTCAACCCTGCGCATCAACTCGCGCAAGTGGCTCATGGGTGTGTGGAGCAGGAAGCGGTTCGGGGACATCAAGCAGGTGGACCAGAACATCACGATCGACCTCTCGGCCGCGATGCAGGAGGCGCAGCAGCGCCTGGACAATGCCCGCACGGTCGAGGTGCTGGGGAGGGTGGTCGATGGCAACTAAGACCGCTGGACCCTCGACCGGGGAGCAGGACCTCATCACCCGGCTGCTGCAGTTCAAGTACGACCCCGAGGGGTTCGTCCGGTATGCGTTCCCGTGGGGCAAGGATGGCACACCGCTGGCCAAGGTCGAGGGACCTCGGACGTGGCAGATCGACGAGTTCAAGAGAATCAGCGATCACCTGATGCTCGACATCGAGAAGCAGCGCATCGGTCTGCCCGGGAGTCCGATGTACCTCGCCATCTCCTCGGGCCGGGGCATCGGGAAGTCGGCATGGCTCTCGATGCTTGATATGTGGGTCGCCTCGTGCTGGATCGGGAGCACCGGGATCGTGACTGCGAACACGGAGACGCAGTTGAGGTCCAGGACCATGGCCGAGCTCGGCAAGTGGCACACGATGGCCATCAACCGCCACTGGTTCGAGAAGTCCTCGATGTCCATGCGCCCGGCACGCTGGTTCGCCGAGCTCGTCGAGAACCAGTTGAAGATGGACACCCAGTACTACTACATCGACGCGCAGTCGTGGAGAGCGGAGAACCCCGACGCGTTCGCTGGCGCCCACAGCCAGATCGGCATGATGGTGCAGTTCGACGAGGCGTCGGGGATACCGGATCCGATCTGGCAGGTTACCGAGGGGTTCTTCACGGACATGGCCCCGCTGCGCCTGTGGCTGGCGATCAGCAACCCTCGACGCAACACCGGGCGCTTCTTCGACTGCTTCCACAAGGACCGCTCGTTCTGGGATGCCCGGTACGTGGACAGCCGGACGGTGGAGGGCGTGGACACCGCCGTGTACCAGCGCATCGCGGACAAGTACGGAGAGGATCACGATGTCACCAGGATCGAAGTCAAGGGTCAGTTCCCGAGAACGGGGAGCAATCAGTTCATCGGGCGCGAGGTCGCCCAGTACGCAGCAGACCGAGACCTTGTTCCCGACGACGGCGCTCCCCTGCTCATGGGTATTGACGTGGCTCGATTCGGAGATGACGAGTCAGTGTTCCGATTTCGTCGTGGTCGAGACGCTCGATCGGTCAAGCCCATGCGGTTCCGTGGCAAGGACACCATGGCCCTCGCCACTGAGGCCGCAACGGCCATCGAGCGCCTGAAGCCCGATGCCGTCTTCGTGGACGGCGGTGGCGTGGGCGGCGGGGTGGTCGATCGGCTCAAGATGCTCGGCTACCGGGTCATCGAGGTGCAGAGCGGAGAGAAGGCCCGGGACGAGGAGAAGTTCATCAACCGCCGCGCCGAGATGTGGAGCGAGATGCGCGACTGGATGGTCTACGGGTGCATCGACAACGACGAGGCGCTGGTGGACGACCTCACCGGGCCCGAGTACGCCCTGGACCTCAAGGGTCGGGTCAAGCTGGAGTCCAAGGACAGCATGAAGAAGCGAGGGCTCGCTTCGCCCGACGATGGGGACGCCCTGGCGCTCACGTTCGCCGAGCCCGTGAGTCGGATTGACAGCAGCACCGCTCGTCGGATGAACCGGATGCGGGGGATGGTGGCCGAGTCGGACTATGATATATTCGCGTCAACTTGAAGGAGTGCGCCCATGAGCGGACTGTTCGGCTCCAAGCCCAAGATCCCCGCCCCCGCGGCCGTGACCCCAACCGTTGCGACTCCGGCGGTCCAGGCAGCGTCTGACGCCCAGCGCATGCGGGCCCGTGCGGCCTCCGGGCGTGCTGCCACCATGCTGACCAGCACCGAGGAGCAGCAGAACTCCCCGATGACGGCCACCAAGAAGCTCCTCGGGATGTGACGTGTGGCAAGCCTCTACCTCACCGAGTTCCAGGCCAGCGGCAACGCGGAGTCGGGGGCGCAGCTTCAGGTCGGGGTCCAGCCTGCGGTCACCGGGCGCCGACGCCCCTCGGGCATCTTCCTGTTCGGACAAATGGGTCACAGAGACCCGAGATACTGAGGACTGAATCATGGCACTCTCGACATCAACCGACTCTCTGGCCGTAGGGGCCTCGCGCACCTTCAACCTGTCCCCCGGGTCCGCGCTGACCCTCGTGGCCCCGCCGAACGTGCGAGCCACGGTCACCGAGACGCCCAACACTGTGAACGCCTCGGGTGTGGGGGGCAACTCGTCCCGGACCCACAACCTGCAGTTGGGGCAGACCGTGACCTACGGACCCTACCCGATGGGCGGCACCGTGGTGGTTGCGAACGCGAGCAACTCGGGAGGCGCGGTTACCTGGGTTCGCAGTGACGCGATTGTGGCTGAGAGCGCCTCGGGTGCTGTATCCCTGGTGTCAGGGGATGGGACGACCTATGGCCCGATCTCTGAGATTGCCAATATTGCGGCCATCCGTGGTTCCGATGGCTACCACTACGCAGGATGGGCGCGGGACCAAATTGCGACAACCACCAAGCTCTTCGATCAATCCGGCAACGGAAACGATGCGGCGCTACAGGCCGGTGTCTCAGCCGCCACAGCGTGGGCTACGGCCGGATTGTTCACGATGCCAAACCCCACCGGCACCACCGACCTGGCAGAAATTCCTACGCTTGATTTTGACTATGCAGGCGGGGAAACTCTGCTGCTGTTCTGGCGCGGGTTTGCAACGCCCGAGGGGTCTGATATGCCCCTGCTTGGCGACACTGGGGACGGCAGCGCAACCACGCGCCAGGGGTTGAATCTGATTTGCACATCTGCCGGGAAAATGAAGTTCTGGCTGCGCGATTCGGCTGGGGCACTGAGCGCCAGCGGCACCAGCACCGCGACATGCTTTGAGGCGGCGGTCGAACACACATTGGCCGTTTGCCTTGATGGCCTGACGCGCAAATACGCCTTCTATGTCGATGGCGTGCGAGAGTCGGCCTTCATGCCAAACTTCCTGACTTTTGCATCCGGGGCAACGCCGGACACCATCAGCGGGCGCACGCTCAAGCTGGGCGGCAGTGGCAGGGTGTCGGGCGGCGTGCAAGACGGCATCGCATCTCAAACTCGTGCGCTGCATGTCCTGCGCCGAGCGATTGGCTTGGGCGCTCCGACCGGGATTGATGACATCGTAGCCAACCTGCACCGCGACCCGACGCGCCTGGTGTCTGCGGAGGCTTGGTAATGGCGCTCTTGTTCGACCATGCCTTCGCTGGCGACACGCTCCCATCCGGGCTGACGATGAGCGCCAACGGCGTCGAGGCAGTATCGTCTGATGACTTCCCCTACGGCATCGCCAGCCGCATTTTCCCCAGCACTGCGCCAGATGGATCGTCTGCTGTGTGCTGCCGACTGACGGGCGGCGATGCCGAGGCGGCGGGTGCGCTGCGCTCCGAGTTCAGCCTGGACAAGGGTGATGCTTTGGTGTCGCCGGATTCGGAGCGCTGGTATGTGTGGGATGTCTGGATACCGCCAACCCACACGCCAAACGTCAAAACAAGCTTCTGTCAGATTCACGACGACCCGGACGACGACGAGCCGGTTGTAAAGTTCCCCAATTTCGAGTTCATCGCCTACAACGGCGAGGTGTCAATCGACATCCCCAAAAACTGCCCAGAAGAGATCGCCGGGGGGCGCACGGTTGCTGCTGTTCCGCTGGTGACTGGCCGCTGGGTGGAGTGCGCCATTCATGCGAAATGGGAAACGGACGCGACCGGGTTTCTTGAGGCTGCATTTGATGGCCGGATGGTCATGCGCGAGTGGAACCGAGCATGCCACTTTGCCGACATCAAGCGCCCCTATCTGAAGCTGGGCCTGTACGACACGTACCACGGCGGCATCGCGGGCGACTACAGCGCGTGGTATCGCAACCTGCGCATCTATGGCGGCCGGCATTCGGCCTCCGAGGTGCTGGGCGGGCACATCCTGCCGCGCGTGCGCAGCGTGCGCTGATCCCATCCCCTGCCGGTCCACATAGGAAAGCCCCATGACCTCCCCTTCCAACAACAACCCTCTTAGCATCATCCAGGACGCCTACTTCGACGCCGGTCTGATCGGCGTCGGGCAGACTGTCAACGGTGAGCAGATCGTTATGGGGATGCGG